CTTAGTAGGAACAAACAGAGATACTAAAGTTTCTGTTGCTTCTAGTGATAAACGAACTAGAGCTGAGTTGCTTGATTCAATAGAGGACTTGTTTCAAGGTGGAGAGAACACTATTACTCCTGAAGATTTACGAGCAGTATTAACTATGATGGTTTTATCTAGTAAAAATTCTAGTGACGATAGATAAATTTATTTGTTTAAATAAAGTATATATTTAGATATGAGAGGAAATGTATTTTTGTGTTTAAACGACGCAACTTTTAATAGCTTAATACCGGACGAGTTAATAAGTAGCTATGGTATACCTGAGTATGACGAAGAGGGTATTCAAAACGGTGTTATTCACCCAACCTTCAAAGAGCTTGGTGAAAGTAATGGAGGTAAGTTTGGGGCTAATCCAATGATAAGGGTAGATGATGTTGAGTACTATATAGTACAGCTTGAAGCATCTTGGCTTAAAGGAGAGTTATCTTCTTTAATTAAGTTGGGCGAGGGCAAGTCTTATCCTAGTAATAGTTTAATGACTAGCTCAGAGGCTTCTAAATTTTGTTCAGACAATCAAACTGATATTATATAATATGTGGACTAGCTCAGCGACATTTAAGTGCGTAAGTATAAAATATTTATGGATAGCAAAAGAAAAGCGTCAGCAATAAAAAGGGCAGGAGTCTCAGGTCTTAATAAGCCAAAGCGAACTCCTAGTCACCCAAAGAAATCACATATCGTTGTCACCAACTGTAATGGTAAGGTGAAGACAATACGGTTTGGTGAGCAGGGAGCAAAGACAGCCGGAGCTCCTAAAAAAGGTGAGGGCTCAAAGATGAGTGCAAAAAGGCGTTCGTTTAAAGCACGTCACGCAAAGAATATAGCTAAGGGTAAATGTTCTGCTGCATATTGGGCGGATAAAGCAAAGTGGTAAGATGGATAAGGACGTGATAAAAAACATAGCAGTAAACGGAGCTGCAATAGGGGTTAGCTTAACAGAGGTTGAACAATTTTTAAGATTAACTGCTTTAGTTATAGGTTTAGCTTATACAATATATAATTTCTATACAACGTATAAATCTAACAATATTAAGTAATGAATTTTTTTTATAAACTAAATAACCCAAAAATTGCCTACATTTTATTTTGGGCTTTAATGGTTATGCCATATGTGGTTGGATTTATAGTAGTAACACACTAATAAGTTATGAGGTTAAGTAAAAATTTTTTATTGTCTGAATTTACAAATAGTAATACAGCTAAAAGATTAGACATAGATAATGAGCCGACTAAAAAACATCTACGTAATTTGCAGCGTGCTGTTGACTTTCTTTTACAACCTCTTCGTGACGCTATTGGTCCTATCAGGATTAGTAGTGGTTATCGTTCCAAAACACTTAATCGTGCTATTGGTGGGAGCTCTAAGTCGCAGCATTGCAAAGGTGAAGCTTTGGATTTACAGTATTGGGAAAACGGAGTGATGGACAATAAAGCTATCTATGATTGGATATTAGAATCAGGAATAGAGTTTGACCAAATGATTAACGAGTTTGATTTTTCTTGGATACATATATCTTTAGTTAAGAATGGTAATAGAAAACAGGTACTTGAAGCGTTTAAAGACGAAGATGGTGATGTTAAATACAGATACGCAGATGTTTAAACATATACTAGGTAGTTTATTAGGTCAAGCCACAGAGATTATAGATGAGGTTGTAACGACAGATGAGGAGCGTTTAGCTTTAAAGCAAAAGCTTGAGGAGGTTGTTCAGAACCACGAGAAGGAGATGTATGCTTTAGAGGTTGAGGATAGAAAAAGTGCACGCTCAATGTTTAGCGATGACAATATAATACAAAAAGCTCTTGCTATTATATTTACAGCAGCTTACTTCTTTTTATCTTACACGATGTTTGAATACTTCGTAATGAATACACTTGAGTTGTCTGATTATGAAATAGGATTTATAAGTACAGTCTTTGGAGCTATGTCTAGTAAGGTAAATACTATAGTAGACTTTTTCTTTGGAGGTTCATCTAAGAAATAATTCCTATCTTTGTAGAAAACTAAATCTAATCAAATGGCAAATTTAACAAAAGAAGAGTTAGAGACTCTTCAAGGTTCATTAAAAGAATTCAATAAGTGCAAGATGCAGTTAGGTGAAACAGTCCTACAGCAGCACGCTCTTATAGGAAAGATGTCAGCTCTTAAAGAGCAGTCAGCACAAGAGGAAAGAAAGTTAATAGATAAATACGGTAAAGATTCTGTCATCAATATTGAGACAGGAGAAATAAAACCACCTGAAAAGAAATAGTTATGCCAAAAATAAGTACATACGCAACAACAACTCCTGCACTTGATGATAAGTTAATAGGGAGTGACGCTAACGCAACGCCTGCTAACTCAACAAAAAACTTTACACTAGGTGATGCTTTAACTCTTTTTAATGGTAATGCGGTTCCTGCTTCAGCTACAGCTACAGGCGTTAAGGGTCAAATAGCTTTAGACGCAAATTTTTTGTATGTATGCACGGCTACTAATGTTTGGAAGAGAGTAGCTATAGCTGCATTCTAAAGCTATGGATATTCGTAAAATATCTGTAGGCCCGGATTATAAGTCAGGTGCAATGCACTACTTAGTTGGTCAGGAGATACTAGGAGCGTCGCATAAAATACATTTAATTCAGTATGACAAACAATCTATATCCTATAAGATTTGGATACAACGTGAGGATGTTATAGTTTTGTGGAAAGAGTTTAACTCTAATATGCCAATTTCAATCGAATACAATATAAACTTTTAGAATGAGTTACGAAGACGATTTTATAAAAGACTCTGCATCTAGAGCAGAGGAGTCTAAAAAAGACACTTTAGATTCTTGGATAGTTGACCTAGAAGAAAAAGAACAGCCCGAGGCTTGCAGTATAGATGACGAGGACTGTGAAGCGTGCGGGTCATAATGAAGTCCCCATTTAATTTTATAGTAAGACCTATTGAGGGTAAGCGATATACTAACACTAAAGATATTGGTGGTATGGAGTTTATTGTTAATACCTCAGAGGAAGAGCATAAGTTTTCTAATAGGCAGGCTACGGTGGTTGAGACTCCTGTAGGATATGAAGGTCCTGTAAATATAGGCGATATACTTTTAGTTCACCACAATGTGTTTAAGTTCTACAACGACATAAAAGGTAGACGTAAGAGTGGTAAGAGTTATTTCAAGGATGATTTATTTTTTGTAGATAACGACCAATTCTATTTGTATAAAAAAGATGGAAGTTGGAATAGCCACGATAGATTTTGTTTTGTAAAGCCTATAGATAAGCTAGATAGCTTTATGGATAAGGCTTGTAAGTATGAGCCTCTTATGGGTGATATGGTATATTCGAATGATTACTTAAAGTCTCAAGGCGTGCAAAATGGTGATAGGGTTTTCTTTACACCTGACAGCGAGTATGAGTTTACAATTGATGATGAGGTTTTATACAGAGTATTTGACCATCAGATAACTATGAAGGTTTAATGTTTGGAATAATTGACCAAGTACTACCTAATCCTAAAGATTATGTAAGAGAAGTTTTAAGTAACTCTTTTATAGATGTCTCTGATGGAGTCAATGTGTTTAAAGGAATACAGCCTAGAAGTAACGATGAGTTTGAAAAAAAAGTATTGGATATATTTACAGGTTATGAAGTAGCTTTTAATTTTATACGTCAATCTCCTTATCTTCAAGATGAGCCTAATTATTTACACAGTGATGAGATGATGGGTGATATTACAGTTCTTTTTTATTTAAACGAAAGGTACCCTGAAGGTGCGGGAACAACAGTCTATATTCCTAATGATATAAAAGTTATTGATTATAAGTTTAATAGAATGTGTTGGTTTGACTCTAAAGAATTACATTCTAGAAATATAAAAGAAAACTTTGGAGTTGATGATGAGGCAAGATTAGTTCAAGTAATGTTTTTAAAAAAAATATAATGGACTCTACAGAGTTAAGGAAAGAAATTATAGATGCGGGTTATAAAGCTGTTAAGCAACTAATAAAGGTTGCTAAAGAGGATATTATAAAGCCTGACCCTGAGGATGATTTAGCTGCAGATAAATTAAAGAATGCAGCAGCGTCTAAGAAGTTATCTATATTCGATGCATTTGAGATACTTAAACGTATTGATAACGAGCAAGACAACTTAAACATAGAGGCTCAAGGGCCTAAGAGAACAGATACTAAACAAGGATTTGCAGAACGAAGGTCAAAATAACTTATACAGAGTAGTTGAGAATTATATTCCTAAAGGGCCGCTAAAGAAAAAGAATAGCGGTAGAAGTTGGTTGTATGGATACAACGAACAATACGACTTTATAAATATATCTAAGACCGGGCAGGTAGGTGAGGTGGTAGAAATATCAGGATTAAAGATAGGATTACCTTCAAGAGCTGAATCAATACCGCAAAGACATAAAACTAAATCGCTTCAGTATTGGGAGCGAGCAGAGTTCCCAAAAGAATTACAAAAGATAAACTCAATATTTCAATGGAATGAGATGCCTGCTGCTTTCAAGGATAGGTGGGTTGACTATATTGAGACTGAGTTTGACAGAAGGGAGGACGGTTATTGGTTTATGAATAAAGGGGAGCCTACGTATATTACGGGGTCTCATTATATGTATCTGCAATGGACTAGCATTGATGTTGGTTACCCTGACTATCGTGAGGCTAACAGAATCTTTTTTATTTTTTGGGAAGCTTGTAAAGCTGATAAGCGTTCTTTTGGGATGACTTACTTAAAGATAAGACGTTCAGGTTTTTCTTTTATGGGGTCGTCAGAGGCTGTTAATACAGGTACACTAGCAAAAGACTCTAGAGTAGGTATATTATCTAAGACCGGTTCGGATGCTAAAAAGATGTTTACAGATAAGGTAGTTCCAATCAACGGTAGACTTCCTTTTTTCTTTAAGCCGATTATGGATGGTATGGATAAACCAAAGACTGAATTAGCTTTTAGAATTCCTGCATCTAAAATTACCAAGAAAAATATGTACGATGTTGAAGCTGAAGAGCTTGAAGGTTTGGATACTACAATAGATTGGAAGAATACGGATGATAACTCGTATGATGGTGAAAAGCTATTGCTTCTAGTACACGATGAAAGCGGGAAGTGGATTAAGCCAAACAACATA